TTTTACATCTCAAAGACGTGGTTGGGATAGAAAAGCTATCAAAATGGGTTTAAAACCTTCAACATGGGAATTTACACTTTAAGGAAATAATATGTTTAAGTTACACAATTGGGTACAAGAATTAGTAGAATCATTCACATTCTACGGTGGTGGTGGAGGTGGCGGTCAGTCACAAACTACGACTTCTGGTATTGATCCGTCTATGAGACCTTATGTTGAAAAAGGTTTATCAGAAGCTCAAAAATTATACGAAACATACACACCACAATATTATGCTGGTCAAACATACGTAAGCCCATCTGCACAAACAGAAGCAGCACTTACTATGGCAGAACAACAAGCAAGAGCTGGTAGTCCTCTTATTAACCAAGCTCTAGCACAACAACAAGGTGCTATAGGTGGTTCATACTTAGGTGCTAATCCATATTTAGAAGCAGCATTAAGACCAGGTCAACAAGCAGCTACACAAGCATATCAACAAGCTATTGGTTCTACACGTAGCAATGCAGCTCAAGCAGGTCGTTATGGTTCAGGCGCACAAACACAATTAGAATCATTATCACAACAAAATCTAGCTAATGCTTTAGCAAACCAAGCAGGTGCAGCAGCATATCAAAACTATGCAGCAGAACGTGGTTTACAAGAACAAGCAGCTAGAAATGCACCTACTATGGCTCAAGCAGCTTATCAACCTATTAACCAACTATTACAAACTGGTCAAGCACGTGAAAACTATGCTCAACAAGCTCTACAAGCAGAACTTGATCGCTTTAACTTCCAACAAAACTTACCATACCAAAGACTTGCACAATTTACATCTACAGTTGCAGGTCAACCATTAACTACAAGATCAGAAACAACATCTAGTGGTGGCGGTAAGATTGTATGTACAGCTATGAACGCTGAATATGGCTTTGGTAGCTTCCGTAATGCTATCTGGTTAGCTCAATCTAAAGACTTAGACCCAGCATACGAAAAAGGTTATCACACTCTATTCTTACCATTAGTAAACTATGCTTACAAAGCAGGTGAAAAGAATGCCCTACAACGCATTTTAAGGTGTGTTTTAGAGCATATCGCAAGACATAGAACTGCTGATATATGGAAACAAAAAAGAGGTAAAAAACGTGATGTTTATGGCATGATTTATCGTGCTATTTTAGAGCCAATCTGCTATGTAGTAGGAAAGGTAGGCAAATAATGAGTGATCCAATAACAGCAGCAATGGTAGGTGCAGGTGTAAGCGGTGGCACATCTTTACTCAGAGGTAAAAGCCTAGGTTCTTCATTAAGAAATGCAGCAGTAGGTGGTGCATTAGGTGGTGCAGGTAGCTATTTAGGTGGTGCTATGGGTGGCGCAGGTAATATTGGTGGCGCTGCAAAAGGTGGTATTAACTTTAATAGTATTGGCTCTGGCTTAGGTGGAACAGGTTTACCAGCAGGTGGACAAGGTATTAATGTATTAGGTAATGTAGGAACTGGCATTACACAAACATCTAATCCTTTACTATACTTAGATGATACTCTAAATTTAACAAACCCAGTTAGCAATAGTGTATTTAGCACAATGGGTAATACAGTTTTAGATTCAGTTAGGTCTAATCCATTCCAAACAGTAGGCTTGGGTATGAATGTATATGACAGAATAAATCCATCTGCAGCTCCATTACAACCATCTCCAATGTTAAGCGCACAACAACTTATGGGTAATCAAGGTGCAACACCTATCCCACAATTTAACAGCATGTTGCAATTACCACGCAGACCAATTTTAATAGGATAAATCATGGCATTACAAGACTATTTAGGTGGTATTAATATCTTTGGAACACCAATTCCTACAGGTATTTTAGATCCACAACAAGAAGAAAAACTACGTAATCAAGCATTGGTTTCAGGTCTTATTGGAACTGCTGCTAACTACTTAGCAACCCCTAAAAATTTAGGCGCAGGAAGTCCATTACCATATTTAGCTAAAGCATATGTAGGTGGTATGGGTGCATCTCAAGGCACAGTAGATACTGCATTAAATAACTTATATAGACAACAATTATTAGCATCAAGAGATGATAGCGATAGATTATACAATGTAGATGGTGCTTTAGTAGATAGAGCAGGTCAAGTTATTTATCAATCACCAACAAAACAACAAAAAAGAGATACTGCTGTCGTAGATGGTGTTGTTGTTGATGTTAATACAGGAGAGGCAGTATATACATCTCCTAAACAACAAAAACTTAACACAGATATTATTGATGTTGGTGGTAAAAAAATTCTTATAAATAAAGATACTGGCGCACCAATACAAGAATATAAAGTAACAGGTGGTGGGTTAGGATTAAAAGATATTTATGGTGAACCACAAAAAGATGAAAATGGGAAATTAGTTTACATTCCAAAAATACCTGGTTATCCAGTTAGAGATATGGGTGGCAACGTTATTCAAGGTGATGTTAAACTTCCTGAAAAAGCAGGTGAAAAATTAACAGAAGGTGAAAGAACAGCAGGCTTTTTATCTGAAAGACTTAATAACTCACTTAACCAATTAAAACAAGTAACAGGTCAACAACCATCTGCTGCTAGTCCAAATGTAAAAGCTGAAGCAATTAAGTTCTTTACTCGTTCTGATTACCTTAAAAATTTAGCTAATCCACAATCTAGACAACAAGTAGAAGCTGCACAATATGATATTCTAGACTCAGCTCTTACATTAGGCACAGGTGCTGCTTATACAAGAGAACAATTAGAATCATATCGTCAATCTTACTTCCCACAATTAGGCGATAAACCTAAAACAGTTGAAGATAAAGCTAAACGATTAGAAAACTTACTTGAAGCAGCATATAAGAAAGCTGGTCGTGCTGCACCTAAAGAAGCTCAACCACAACCTTCAATGACTATGCCAGCTACACAAGGTTGGTCTATTAAGAAAAAAACAGGGGGTTAATAATGGCAGTATTTGAAATCACTTCACCAAGTGGAGAAGTATTTGAGATTACCGCACCAGAAGGTGCTAGTGAACAAGATGTATTATCTTATGCACAATCTCAATTTGCTAATCAACCTGCACCAGTAGCACAACCACAAGCAGAGCAAACAACATTTGAAAGAATTAGATCAGGTAACTTTCCAGCAGCAGAAAGATTTAGAGCTGGATATGAGCAAATGCCAAAGTTTTTACAAGACCCTTATTTAGGATTAAGTGCTGGTACTTTAGGTAAAGTAAGTGCAGAAATGTTCCCTAATATTGCTAGAACAGTAAGCCAAACAATACCTGAAAAGCTTATGCAAAGTGCTTTAAAACCAACTCTAAAACAATTAGAAACAGGTCAAGCAGCTACAGCAGTTAAAACTATGCTAGAAGAAGGTATTAACCCTACTCAAGCTGGTGTGCAAAAGATACAATCTAAGATTAAAGACTTAAATACTCAAGTAGCTAATAAGATTGAATCATCTACAGGCACAGTTAAAAAGACTGATGTTCTTAAATACTTGGATGAATTAGAAGCTAAAAAACTTAAACAAGTAAATCCTGCTGACGATATTGCAGCTATAGATAGAGTTAAGCAAGAGTTTATGAACTTTAACAAGCCTGTTATTAAAACACCAGGTCAAGCTATTCCTGTTCAATTAGCACAAGAATTAAAACAAGGAACTTATGGTTCTCTTGCTAAAAAATATGGTCAACTTGGTTCTACAGAAGTAGAAGCTCAAAAAGCATTAGCACGTGGCTTAAAAGAAAAAGTAGGTGAAACAGTACCTGAAGTTCTTGGTTTAAACAAAAAAGAATCACAACTTATTAATACATTAGATGTTGTAGAACGTAGAGCATTAATGGAATTAAATAAGAATCCAGGTGGTTTAACTTGGTTATCTGAAAACCCAATGGCAGCAGCAGGTTTTATGGCTGATAAAAGTGCTTTGTTTAAATCTTTACTTGCTAGAGGTCTTTACAATATTGGGCAAGGTACAAGTAAAATTAAAGGACTTTTGAATAGACCACAAGCAGCAAGAGCTGGTGGACTTTTAACACAACCTACAGAAGAATAAAGGATTTTAGAATGAGTGATATTGACCCATTCAAATATGGACAACTTGTAGCTCAAGTTGAGCAAATGGAAAAAAAGATTGACAAGTTAGAACAAGGCATGGATGAACTTCTAGCATTAGCAAATCGTGGTAGAGGTGGATTCTGGGCTGGTATGACTATAGCATCATTTTTAGGTGGTTTAGCTACATTCTTTATGCACAACTTGCTAGGAAAATAACATGAAAAACTTTCTTATGGGTATTACTCTAATACTCTTATGGTTATTTTTATATGACTATGCGTATAGTAAAGAATTACCCAAAGAAATGTCAATGGCTACAGAAGCTGGTGAAGTAGTATTAACACTAGAAGAATGTACGTTTACTAAAATGGGTTTACGTGGCTATCCTTATGCTGCTTATGCTACAGATAAAGGTAAGGCTAATCACGAAGGTTGCTGGAAGAAAGAATCTGTAAACAACATGGAATCAGTATTAATTTACTTTCCAGAGATAGATGCAACAGCAGTATATAACCCACAACTATTTAAACCACGTTCAACACTATGACATTCATAACTGAAAATAACATAGCCAATCTATATTCAGCTCTTATAGAGTTTCCAGTATTTGAAGATTATAAACTACCCCCTGCAAGTCGTGTTGATTTCGTAGTGGTACATGACCATAGTATATGTGGACAATATGAGCCACCTGAAGCTGGTGAACCTCATGTTATTACTATATCTACAGCTAAATGCGGTCATTTAGATACAGTATTAAAGACCCTAGCACATGAAATCATACACATGATATGCTATTTAGAATCACCTAAAACAGATAAATATACTAGCCATAAAGGTTTATTTTTAAAACTACAAAAGAGAGTAGCTAACACACTTGGCTACGATCCTAAAGAACTATAAGGAGTATTATCATAGACCCAATTACTATACTAGCAGCATTAGGACCATTAGCAGTAGATTTAGGTAAATCACTTATCAACAGATTTGTAGCACCTGACCAATTTAAACCTGCAACCATAGAACAATATGCTCAAATGAAACAAATTGACCTAGAGTTCTTTAAGGTTATGAATGAAGCTGGTGGTGGTAATCCATCTTATCCATGGGTAGAAGCTATTGTAAGACTCATGCGACCATCTATAGGTTTATTAGTATTAGCAACATGGGCAGCTATGCACTTACAAGGTATTGCAACACCAGAAGTAGATAACTTTGCTAGTGCGGTTGGTTTCTATCTCTTTGGGGAACGTAGTTTATTCTACATTAAAAAGAAATGATAGTCTTAGACATACTTAACTTTATTGGTTTAGCCATACTTAAACTTATTGTAGTTTCATTGCTATTCGTAGCTATGGGATTCTCTATTTTATTTATGTATGCTATGCAAATCTTAACTAAAGCACTTACACATATTGACAAGAATGTTAATTGAAGTAAAGCGGTTTGAGTTTAAAGATACACATACGATAGGCAAGATGTACATAAATGGTGTATATGAATGTTATACGCTAGAAGATGTAGTCAGAAATGGCAGTAAAGTAATAGGTAAGACTGCTATCCCTACCGGTGAATATAAAGTGATTATAGACGCATCTGTACGCTTTAAACAAGATATGCCACATATACTAAACGTTCCTAACTTCACAGGTGTTCGTATTCATGCTGGTAATACTTCAGCACATACAGACGGATGTATCTTACTTGGCACAACATGGTCAGGTAAAGACTTTATAGGTAACTCTAAGTCAGCTTATAAGAAATTCTTTGACAAACTAAAACAAGCTAAGACAGCAAAAATTATCATATGTTAGATTACTTTATCTGCGATATTCTTTGCGCTATAGATCACTTTAAATATGTTTTCTTATTGATTATCATGTATTTAGTGTATAATAAAGTATCTCAACACTAGGAGAGTTACTTGAAGATACTACTTTTAGATATAGAATGCGCACCCAATTTAGCAACGGTATGGGGGATTTGGCAGCAGAACATTGCGCTTAATCAACTCCTAGAATCATCTTACACACTATGCTATGCAGCCAAATGGTATGGTGAGAAAAAGATTATGTTTGACTCTGTATATAAAACAGACCGTAAAGCAATGCTAAAGTCTATCCATAAACTCATGGATGAAGCAGACGCAATCGTTCACTATAATGGCAATAGGTTTGATATACCTATGCTTAATAAAGAGTTCCTAGAAGCTGGTATGCCACCTCCTAGCCCAGCTAAACACATAGACTTACTACAAACATCTCGTAGCAAGTTTAGATTTGTTTCTAACAAACTAGACTATATTGCACAGCGTTTAGGTCTTGGTAAAAAGACAGCTCACGAAGGTCATGAGTTATGGCTTAAAGTTATGAATAACGATAAGTCAGCATGGAAACGCATGGAAGAATACAATAGGAATGATGTTGTATTATTAGAGAAGGTATATGATAAGTTTAAAGGTTGGATAAGTAATCATCCTAATCACAATCACTTCTCAGAAGAAAGAGTTTGTCCAAGTTGTGCAAGTCATAAAGTTCAACAACGTGGTTATGCAGTATTAACTGGCGGTAAATACCCAAGATTCCAATGTCAACAATGCGGTAGCTGGTTTAGAGGAAACAAAAAATTAACCACAGACAAATCAGAAAAATTCGTCAAACTATAGGATTTATTATGCAACGTTCAGAAGTAGAGATTATCTGCAATCACATGCTAGGTAGAACTATCGTATCATGCGAAGCATTACATGGTGATAGCACTATTGTTATAGAGCTAGATGATGACTCTATTATAGAGATAAGCGGAGAAGAACTATCTCTGTACTCAGAACTAACTCCGCTAGACGATTAAAGGCAGATTACAGTACCGTTAGTATTTACTTGGCATACTGTTACAGAGCCATCTGGTGCATATATAGTAGTTGTTTGACCAATAGCCTTTTCAGTTCCCCATATAGCTAGTGCAGCCATTACAACAATAAATACCCAATATATTTTATTCATCATCAAACCTTTCTAAAATAGCTTCTACTTCAGGTGGATTAACAGCATCTTCATCTCTTGTAGCTTCTAATAGCTTATTCTTATACCAATCAGACTTCTCTAAATCTTGTTGTGGATTATCTTTAAATGGATAGCGTAAGTCATATTTAAGTTTACATCCTTTTAAATAACCAATGTATTCTTCCTTAGTTAAACGACTTTTAATCACATCTATCGCCTCAATACCACCCACTAAATAATGTGGAGGTCTATTCACCATATCTACCATAACTATCCCCTTATAAATAAAAGATTTATTGCCTGATAAGTTCCAATAAAGAAACCTATAATTGCGCATACTACCATAATATAAATAATATAGTCAATTACTTTTAATATCCTATCCATTTACCATACTCCCTTCCTACAGTTACAGATACATAATTCCTATTCTTAAACCTTCTATCTAATATTTCTTTATGTTCAAGTGGTTTAGGTAAGCTAAAATATCCTTGACTTTCTAAATACTTTAATCGCACTCTATTTGTAACACATCCCTGAATGACATCCTTAATAGTGCAATTAGGATGTTCTTGCATATATTCATTAATAAATTTTGCTTGTCTTTGATCGTCTAACTTAGTGTACATTTTTAATCCCATGAGCTTGTTCTATAAGCCTAGCAAATCTAAATATTCTGTCAAGCGTTAAAACAGCATTACCACTTCCAAATGCTTCTTTATACGCTTTAATAATCTCTTCTTGTGTAAGTGGGTTAGAGTCCACCATAAGCCTCCGTTAATCTTTTACTATCATATCTTGACAATCCTTTATATTCCTCTACAGGCTCACCAGGTATTAATGGTGTTATCTTAATATGATGTGTTGTATTCTTTAAATCGTTTAAATATGATAATTGGTTAGGATGAAACGACCATAAATAAGACTTCTTTAGGTCACCAGACTTAACATCATACTCTTCATAAAGCCATGCTACAGGTTCTTTTTTAGCCATTAGTAGAACACCATCCTTCCTATGTGGGTTTTCTTTCGTTTTCCAAACCATACCTTT